AGTGAAGAAGAAGTAGGTGAATTAGTTTATACAATTATTGGACAATATGCAAATAAAGTTAACATTATGATTGATGGAAGTATAATTGATAGATTATTTGAACAATTTAAAAAGAAAGCATGAAAAAAGAAAGAACAATCAAAGAGTTGCTGCAACTGATGCTAAAACATCAAGAGTTGTTTAGAAAGGGATTATGTAATTGGAAAGCAGTGTTGTTTCATAAAAATATAATTACTATTAATGAATGTATTTCATTAGCTATGTTTATTGATGAAAATAGACCAAAGAATTTTTATTGGTTAATAGGAGATAATTATCATTGGAAACCTGATAACATCAAACCAAGAATTAAGTGGATCAAAAAACACATAGCAAGATTATGAAAAACTTATTACTAATTGTCCTACTATGTCTTTCAGTAGATGTAGTAGGACAAACTATCCTAAAGGATAGAAAACAAGAATTAAGAATTGAAAGAGTAATTCAGAACTCTGAAGGTACTTACAAAGTATATTTCCATGCTACTTATTTAGTGCTAGGAAATAAAGCAGAAACAGATTACTTCTTAGAACAATTGTTAAATGCAATCAGTACTCAGAAGACTGTTAATTCTTATGTAGGAAACAGTGCTGTAAAGTATGTACCATTTGAGGATGAAGTAGAAGTCTTTGCTAAGACATCTAGTTTTAAGCTCAGTAGAAAACAGATTATTAAACTTAAAACCAAATTATTATGAGTGTTCCAACAGCAGAAGAAATTTTAAATAAACATTTAGTTCCTGCAAATGCAATGATTGAATTTGCTAAACTTCATGTAGAGGCTGCATTGCATATAGCAAGTGAAAGAGCAGACTTAACAGATAATGGTAGTTTTCCATATGTAGACAAACTATCAATCCTAAAAAGTTATCCACTAAATAAAATCAAATAATATGAGTTTTTTATTAGGAATAGTTTCAGGTATGTGTATAATGTATGCTATGAAAACAAAAGAACAAACAGAAGTACAAAAGCAACTTGAAAAGCTCAAGGACTTTGACACATGGAAAGAATGGAAAAATAAGTAGTATGAAAAGATGCTTTAAGTGTAAAAGAAAAAAGTTTCTATTCTTATTCAAGAAAGACAATAGCACTTATCAACTGAAGTCTAGCTTTGGTAAAGCAGTACTATGCAGATGGTGTAGTATTAAGAGAGCCTTTAAGGAAGGTGGAGTAATGAAAAGAATAGAGGGTAAGTTTACCTTTGTAGAGTTAAGTAAAATACAAATAATTAAATATTTTTTAAGATGAAAAAATTAGTATTAGTAGTAGCATTAGCAATAGGATTTGCAAGCTGTAAGAAAGAAGTAGACAATGAAACTTGTAACTGTGGTATAATTGTATCTGACAATGTAAGTAACTACTCAGTTGACATTAGAAACAGTTGTAGCAATAATGTGAAAACATTTTACTTGACTGAAGGAGATTGGATGAATGCTCATCCTGGAAATGATTATTGTATAACAAATGTAACAAGTTGGTAGTATGAAAAAATTACTATTAATTTTAGCATTTATTGCTATTACTGTAAGTGCATTCTGTCAAGATACAGAAGAAGCCTATGCAGCACAAGTAGGTACTTGGTCCAAAGTTAAAAAAGGTTGGGTCTGGTCTGAAGTTGAAGAAGTACACTTGACTATTACATTTGATAAGTCTGTAGTGTCTATTAACAATGAGATGGGTTCAGTATTTGAAACCTTAGAAATCTTTGATAAAAAAGATGATCATATTACCTGGAAATCTTTAGATGAAGAGTATATCACCTGCTATCTCACAATGCAATATACAGATGACTATACTGTATTGATCATTACTTATGACAATGCGTGTTTTAGATATTATTATTAGTTATGGCTGATATTAGTAAATGTGGAAATAAGGGTTGTAAACTAAAATATCACTGCTATAGATACACTGCACCTGATAGTTATTGGCAAGCATATAATGACTACAAACCAAAAAATAGTAAACTTTGTGATCACCAGATAGAACAGAAATGTCCTTATTGTGGGTTAAGAAGAGTACATAGACCAGGTTGTAACACTAATAGAATTTGATATGTATGCAACGGAAATTGATAAAGTAAGAAAGAAGATAGTCAGGAATGGTTTTAAACCACGTGAAAAAGGAAGTACTACATATTATACTGATACACGTAATGCTAAAAGTTTTGTACATAAGGTTGGTACAATTGAAGTAACAGAATTTTCATATATTACTATTGACTTTAAGAATGAAAGTTATTTTAATGGTAAAACATTTACAGATGAAAAACATTGGTATGTAAAAGTCACAGTTATGTTAGGTTCTGGTAAGTATGAGTTTAAATTTTATACTTACTTACCTAATATTGTTGATGATATTTTTTTAAAGATCAGACAATATATTGCCTTTGAAGAATTTCTTAAACTTTAAAATTAATATGAAACAAGCAACAACAGCTGACCAACAAAAAGTAATTCTAGAAATCTGTAATGATCATTATGATCTAAGTAGTAAATCAGACAGTAGTGTAAATTACTTATGGTATCTTTATAGCCAAGGAGCCAAATCTGGCACCTTCAAACCTTTTATCTTTTTTGCAGAAGTAAATCTTAATGAAACACTAGGTTTAATTAACAATGAAGAAAAAGAAAGAATTCACAAACTTCTTGAATCTACAGATGAAGATAATTTTTATATTGCCTTCTTAGCAATAAAACATATAAGAAATCAAAGAATGAAGAAATTTGGTGCTAATACAAATGCACCGGCTTATGACAAAATAAAGAAAGATTATTCTTCTACTGTTATTAGTCATGAATTATGGACCAGAACTTTAAAACTTAAAGAATGACAGAAGAAAATCTTATTGAGTTAGGTTTTGAAAAAATTAATGTTTACAATGTAGAAAGTCAAAATGGATATGATTACTACTATTATCAAAAAGAACTTTGTCCTGATGTAGTATTGCACAGTACAGATAATCTTGATGTTAAAGATAATAATTGGGAACTTTTATGTTGGGACATCCCGGCAATCAAAATTGTAACAACACAAACTTATATGGAGTTTGTTGAAGTATTGAATAATATAATTTGTTAATCAATGTTTACAGGAAAATTAATAAAAAAAGATGGTAAGCTAACTTATATAGAACCAAAAGATAAGTTAGCATATCAAATCTTTCTGGATAAGATTCCAGAAGGACAAATTGTTCAAATATATATTGATCTTGCTGACATAGATCATAGTAAAGCACAGCTTGCAAAAGTGCATGCTTGTATTAGAGAGTTGGCCAAAGAATCTGGTTATACATTTGAAGAAATGAAAGTTCTTATTAAAAAACAATCTGGCCTCTGTTATGAAGCAGAAGGCCAGTTAGAATGCAAATCATTTGCAGATTGCAGCAAAGATGAATTGATGTTAGCAATTGAAGCTTGTATTGCAATTGGAAGAGAATTGAACGTTAATCTAGGGTAGGAGCTACATAGCCCTCATCTCCTGGTTCTAGTACTTCTTTTTCATCAAATAAGTTATTCTTAGTAACAGATTGTTCAATCTCAGCTAATAATAAAGTAACTGTATAAAAAGATTTTTGTAAGTCATCAAAATTAGCATATTCCCCAGTGGTAATGCTTTTAAGATAAGCTTCTTTGTCATCTACTTTAATCTGATTGAAAAGATAAAATGAAAGTGCTTTCACCATTAGATAATAAGTCTTATTGACTTTTACATCAATAAGTGCATCATCTTTCATTTCTTTAACTTTAATTGCCATAGTAAAAAATTTTTAACAAATATACCAAATTATGAGTAATAAGATAAACATAGAAGAACTTAAACAAAAATTGTTTGATAGATTAGAACCTAGTGGTTGGGGTAAAATTCTTAAACCTTTTATATTTAGTGGAGACTTTGATAAGATTCTTAGTCAACTTGCTAGAATGTCATTGGACGGTAAAAGATTTACTCCAACAATGAAACAAATGTTTAGAGCATTTGAAGAATGTCCTTATAGTGAATTAAAAGTTGTGATGGTTGGGCAAGATCCATATCCACAATTTGGAGTTGCTGATGGAGTTGCATTTAGTTGTAGTAATACACGTGAGCTACAACCTAGTCTAAAGTTTATGTTAGATGAAATAAACAGAACAGTCTATAATGGACACCCTGGTAGTTTAGATGTAGATTTAACCAGATGGTCAAATCAAGGTATCCTAATGATCAATACAGCTCTCACAACAACAATTGGTAAAGTAGGGCAGCATTATACATTATGGAAACCTTTTATTGCATATTTATTTGATCATCTGACATGGAATCAAAACGGTCTTATATATGTTTACATGGGTAAACAAGCTCAAGAATGGGCTGATTGTGTTAATGACAACAATTACAAGATTTATGTGAGTCATCCTGCTAGTGCAGCATACAATAAGGAAGAGAAATGGGACTCCAAAAACATGTTTGTTGAAGTTAGTACGTTAGCAAAAAAACAATGGAATTATTCAATTAAGTGGTGATGGAAGAAATATTTAACAGGTTGATAAAAGAAAACCTTTCCCCAAACACATATTATGTTTTACATTGTATTAAAGAGAAGATTGTACCTAATCAATTTGTCAACGCTGCATTAGAAAGCAATAGGCTGCAAAAGGACAATTGGATCACTGAGGATTTGCAATTAACTGCAAAAAGTCATATCTTTATGGAAGAAATTAATGGTTTCTTTAGAAAAAGTAAGAAGAAAACTTCAAGAGATTTAATGGGTGATGAATTTTCACAAAAGATACTGGAATATGTTAACATATTTCCTAATAAAAAGTTATCTTCTGGAAAATATGCCCGGGTCAATCCCAAGAATCTTGAGAGCACATTTAGATGGTTTTTTGAAACTTATGACTATGATTGGGACACCATTATTTCAGCCACAGAAAGATATGTTGATGAGTACAGTTTGAAGAATTATGAATTCATGAGAACTGCCCAGTATTTTGTTAGAAAACAGAATATGGATAAGTCTTTTGACTCTGATTTAGCAACATACTGTGACCTAAAACAGTCAGGTTATGATGATGATAACTATGACGTATTTAAAGAACTAGTGGTATGAGAAAATTAATGCTGGTTATGATTGCCATTGTGGGGAGTGCATGTACGTTTACATTTGTAAACTTATTTGTTTTGGAGGTAAGCATTATTCAGTATGTATGTATTGAGCTTATTATATCTGGCTTTCACTGGCTTTATAACAAGGCAAAAATAGATGTAGTAACCAATTCAAATTAATAGTATGGCAGAATTATTCAATGGCGCACAGCCTTTATTACCAGTAAGTGAGAGAGATGCTCTAGAAAAAGCAATTCAGAAGATCAGAGCAAGAAGAAAAGGTGAGCTTAAATCTCTTAAAAGTGCATGGCCAAAATTTAATGATGCCTTCTGTGATGGATTGGAGTGGAGAACTATCACTGTTGTAGGTGCTAGGCCCGGGACCGGGAAGACTTTGTTTATGGAACAATTGATCTCAGACATAATTGAGTTCAATAAAGATCAAGATTTTAGAGTCTTGAAGTTCCAGATGGAGATGCTTGATGAGACCAATGGTGTTAGAAAGCTGAGTATGAATACAGGATCTGATTACAATACACTAATGAGTAAGGGAGAACCTGTTGATGAAGCAATTTATTGGAAATGCGTAGAGTTCTATGAGAAATCCAAAGAGAATGACTTCATTGATGTGGTATATGATGCCTGCACAGTAGATGAGATGTGTGCCACCATTGACTATTATGTTAAAAAACACAAGAATGAAGATGGCACCTTTCCTAATGTACTTGTTGCAATAGATCACTCTGCTCTATTTAGAGTTGGTAAAGGACAGAAAGATAAATTTGATATGCTTGGAGCATTGGGGGAAGCCCTTACAATGATGAAGAAAAAGTATCCAGTTGCCTTTGTTGTATTGAGCCAGTTAAATAGAAACATTGATGATGTAAAGAGACAAGAGGAGGGCAGTTACGGTAATTATGTGTTAGATTCTGATATCTATGGAAGTGACTCATTACTGCAGCATGCAGATGTAGTTCTAGGTATTAATAAACCTTCTGTACGTAGATTAAAGCAATATGGCCCTGATAGGTATTTGATTAGTGATCCAGACACATTGGTGTTCCACTTTCTTAAATCTAGAAATGGTGTTACAAGAATTGCTTTCTTCAAATTGGACAGAACTACTATGCGTATTATAGAAATTGAGCCTCCTGGACAAGCAACAAAAAAATTAGGTCTAAATTAAATTAATGCAAATGAGTATTAGAAAAGAAAAAGAAAGTGAATTCTTTGTACAGCACATTGAGACATTTAGAAAACTAGGATTACCTGATCCTTTCTTTACTATTAAAACAGCATTTTTCCAGAAAGGTAAGTATGGAAGACAAGTGCAGTTTTTTCAGTGGGAACTTGAAAAAGATCAGGACATCTATGTAGAGTTCTATGATAATGTGACTGACATGAACAACAAAATTGTTGATCTTAAACCAATGAATGCTGATAGACAGTTGTTTAAGTACAAGCTCAACAAGTATTTTGCTGAAGAGTATGAGAAGAAAGAGAATATAAATTCTCAAGGTGAACCCTATTTCACTTATACTGTGCCGGTAAATGAGTTAGTAGTAGTTCTAAAAGATGGAAGTGAGATCACTCATGCTCTTTATGAGAAAAGAAAAACCTCAATGCCTGAAGTAGAAGCAGAAGGTTTGCCAAGACTTCAGAAAAGTCTAACTCCAAGTCTGTTTCCAGATTTTGAGGAAGAGTTTCCTAAAAAAGAAGAAGAGGTACCATCATTTTCTTTAGAGAGCAAACCAGTAGTTGAGATATCTGATGAAGATGCTCCACTTACTGAAATGACTTTGAAGGATTTTGCTGCAATCATGCTTATGAAACCAGTAAGTAAAAGAGCTTGGTTAAATGAATTAATCTTAAAATCAAAAGATCTATGAGCACAATAGTATTGCCAACTAAAAAAGTTAAAGCAGACAGAGTTAATCCAAAAAGATTGATCATTTATTCAAAGCCAAAAACAGGTAAGACAACAGCTTTTGCCGGTCTTGAGGACAACTTGATAATTGATCTTGAAAATGGTTCAGACTATGTGGACGCACTTAAGATTAAAGTAAATAGTCTTAAAGAATTACAAGAGGCTGGTAAAGCAATCAGAGATGCTGGTAGACCATACAAGTATGTTACTATTGATACAGTGACTGCATTAGAAGAAATGGTCATGCCACTTGCTGTTAAGCTTTACAGAGCCACGCCTAAACCAAATGGGCCTATTAGTAGTAATATTAATAGCAAATCTCTTTAATTGCTGGAAAACCCATTGCATATTAAAATATATTTTATACCTTTACGGGTAAATATAAATAGTATGAGTGGACAATCAGCAGCAAAGGTTTATAATTCAAAAAACATGATAACACCCGGTACAATATTTAATAAGGTAAAAGTTATAGATTTTGCTTATGCAATTAATTCTAGAGCTTACTATTTTACTGAATGTATGACATGTGGTAATGAGTCAATTAGAAGAAGAGATCATATAAAAACTAATCCTGAGTACTGTAACAAATGTAAAGAAAAAATGACTGCTCAACCTAAAGTTGATTCTGTTATTAATACAATATATTCAGGTTATAGAACTAATGCAAACAGTAGAAATATATCTTTTGAATTAACAAAAGAAATGTTTATAAGTATTGTTAGTAAAAATTGTTTTTATTGTGGTCAAGAACCAATTGAATCACAATTTTCTAAAAGTAGAAATAGAACTAAAACTAAATTTTTACACAATGGTGTAGATAGAGTAAATAGTAAACTAGGTTATACAATGGAAAACTGTGTATCATGTTGTAGTATGTGCAATCTTATGAAAAATAAATTTTCAATAGAAGATTTTTTAAGTAAGATTAAACAAATTTACAATTATAAGCAATGTTCAACGACTATGCCGGAAGGCAGTACACTACAAGCTTATGGTAGTGGAAATGGGAGAAGTCCAGAAATGGATTGTGATATAGTCTGATCTATATGGTAACATATAGCAGTTCATTAGAGAACGCGGTAAACTGTTGCGGGTTTATTGGAACATATATGATGGGTAAAAACTATGATGGAGACAGTGTAATAACTTTACCAAATGGTGCTGGTTATTTATATATCCGTCAAGCATTCTTTCAAGTTTTAGATTTTATTGATACCTTAGCACCCCACATTATTTTATCTGGGCACATTAAGGATGCTCAAGTAAATGATAAAGGTGACATGGTATTATCTGCAAACATTGATTTGACAGGTAAAATCAAGTCTTTAATATGTGCTAATGCAGATGCAATTGGTTATATGCATAGGAAAGGTGATAAAACAGTCATTAATTTCAAAACTAATGAAGAAGTTACCTGTGGTGCAAGACCAGAGCACTTAAGAAATGAAGAAATTGTAGTTTCTGAAATGATTAACGGTGAGTTAAAAACTTACTGGGACAAGATTTACATTTAATATTAACAACAAAAATAAAAACAAAATGGGATTAAGCACAACAGACTTAGCAACAGGCTCAGGAATGCCTAAAACAATTGCACCAGGTAATCATGTATTGAAAATTAATAGCATTGAGCTAGAAGATTTCAAATTTATTGATGGAGCAAAACACATGATTCTTCATGTAGAAACAGAACCAATTGAAGGGTTTGAAGGATTTATGATTGACAAAGATGACGCAAGCAAAGGTCACTATGCTGGTCAAATTGGTAGAGTAAAAGCAAGCCAATATGCTTATGCAGATGGTGAAACTAAATCTGGTCAAAAGATACAAAGAGACAGATCAATTATGATCTTCTTACAAAATCTTTGTAAAACTGCTGGAATCAATGATTGGTTTATTGCTCAAGATAATCTTCATGAAACTGTTGAAGATTTGATCATTGCTTTTAACAAAACAGCTCCCTTCAAAG